CACCTCAATCAGACGACCCACATCGCCCAATCACCTAACCACTTTCCCTACAGCGTTGCCCTCGGTACTAAAGGTTAAACGGTATCCCGCTTGTGTACTCGACCTCATTCTCATAAGGCACAAACGAATTAACACAATTCATTCACTTTATCCCACTTTCGTGGTTTATTTTCAACTACCCCGAAGGGTAGAGGCCACCGAAGTGGATGGACCATACACGGCCCAATGACTTAATAATTTTAACACTTAAAGAAAGGGAGGTGTTAATTCACTTTATTTAATTGTTTCAACTTTTCAGTCGGTTTATAAATCAAAGAACGTTTTTCTTTTTCACATTTGAATACCGAGTATCTTTCATCACCTTTAAGTTTCAAATGTTTTACAAAGTTATAACATTTTTTTTAATCTGTCAAGTACTTTGTCAATTTTTTTTAGTTTTTTTCTACATAAACGTCAGATCTGTATTTATCAGCCATAATCCGAGCAAACTCTAAATTAGGTGTATAAACTTTTTGACCTGTTTTGTTAACATAAGCGTAGATTTCAACTACTTCGTTTGTTACTTCAGACATATCTTATTATTTCAATTTTTTATACAAATCAGAACGTTTCCTGATTGTTTTACAAATATAAAAACTTATTTTGTATTAATCAAATAAAAATATAGAAAATTTGTCAGAGATAAGTATAAATATATCTTAAATTAGTAAAAGTCACAAAAAAAATTAAAATTTTAATAATTCTAACCCTAAATTTTTATATTTTCCTTTTAAAGGGATTTCAAAAACTTTATTTCCTGGGAATTTATAATTGTTTTCAGGTAACATTAATTTAATATGTCCTGTGTCATCTACCCCAACCAAAGGAAAATCAACGTTTTGCATAGTGATTCTGTTACTTTCAATCATTGTACATTTACCGGGATGATCCCATTGTCCCCTATTATCAATAACACAATCTAATTCTTTTAAAATATATTTCCAATCAGACTCAGATAATGTTTTTTCTTTATTAATATGTTTTTTTAGTAGTTCAACCACACTTTCTTTTTTATTAAATGATTCTTGTAATCCTTGTTGTGATTGTATTTTATCATTTAATGCTCTAACAATTTCATCTTGTATATCTTTAACTAAATCGTTTGTTGTTCTTTGTTTTTCTTCTTTTTTGTCTCCACCTTCTTTTCTAATTTGATTTAAAGCCATTTCAATTTGTTTTTCTGATAACTTTCTAAACTTTAAAAGTTTTGATCTTATATCATTAACAAAATTGTTTTTTCCTTCATAATTAACAATTGGTAATGTTTCTTGTGGTAAATCTTTTGTGTATGGTTTATCATATCCACTATATAAAAAATTAATTCCGGTTATGTTTGTTATACATTTGTGTCCTCCAGAATTGGCTTTTAAGAAATCATAACCATTAACAGTTGTTCTATTTTTTTCATCAGTTTTGTATGATTCAGTACCGCCATATATTGCCTCCATATCTTTTGGTGTAAACCCGACAGAACCTTCTTTCGCCTTTCTTTCTGCGATTTTTTTAATTAAACTATATGGTAAATTTATTTTTTCTAATTCAGGTTTAAATTTTTCTAAAACTTGATCTTTAATTTCACCTAAATTAACACCTTTTAATGATCTTTCTTCTTTAAATGGGTTACATGATGCTTGGACCAACCCAACAGGCGAACCAATAGCAGTAACTAAAAAATCGGCGTCAGGAAAGTTTTTAAATGGTGTATATCTATCATAAGAACCTTTTTGCATATTTCCCAAACCAAATTGTTTTATGATATTACCAACTCTTTCAACAACGCCCTCAGATTTACGTCTTTCAATATACGCTTCTTGATTTTTTATCATTTTTTCTGGAGTAGCATATCCTTGTTCTATTGCCATCTTTTTTAGATTATTCATAATACTAAGTAAAGATGGTTTTGAATTTAAAACTAAGGATTCCATGAATCTGTTTTCGTTCTTGTACGCTAATAACAATTTATTCACTACAAGACCCATTAACATTTTGTTTCTTTTTAATGTTTCGTCTTTATCATACTTATACACAAAATTCATAACCATATCTGGTGTTATTTTGTGTTCAATAAAATTTGCAGAATCAACCGTAGAAATTAAAAGAATGTCATCGGCAGAAAATATTTCTTTAGGTGATAGTATTTGAGATATTGTTTCAACATTTGATCTTGAGTGTCTAAAGCTGGTTGCAGTATCTTTTTCAACACCCGCCTGTGAATCGTGATGATCTGTATGTATAACAAACATTGGCTTACCGTGAGCAAAATCCACAAGAACCGGCATCACATCACCCTCTCCTTCAGGTTTTTTAATTGCAAACTCTTTATCACCATATTGGATTACTTCAGCATCAACAACTTCAATTCCGTGTTGTTCTAAATAATTTTTCATGGCAATTGCCGTAGTAACACCATCCAAATCTTGGTGAAAGTATATTTTAGCCTTTTTGTATCTTTTTGCGATATTATTAATGTCGCGAATACCTGATTCTTTTATTAGTCTTTTCATACATAATAAATATGAATTAAAACAAAAAAACCAACATTTACTGTTGGTCTTCTTTTATTTCTTCTAACTTTTTAAAGTAATCTATTCTTGTTTTTGCGACTTCCGTGTAATTTGGTGATAATTCTATACCTAACCACCTTCTTCCTAGTATTTCTGCTGCCACTAAACTTGTTCCTGAACCCGCAAACGGATCTAATACAATATCATTTTTATATGATAGAATTTTAATCGCCTTTGTTGGTATGTCCATTGAGAATGTTGCCTTAGTTAAACTCTTTGTATCTGCAAAATATTTCCATTGAGCAAATACCAAATCCATAAACTCTTTCTTATCAGTTTCATCGTAAACCATTTTTGTTCTTTTTGTGCCATCTTCATTTTCAATCTCTGTTGGTACACCTTTCCATTGTGGTTCTCCTTTAACTTTTTTAATGTGGTGTTTTTTGTATGCCAATATAACACATTCTTTAGGATTATAAATATACGGTGATGATGGTGACATCCAAGAACCCCAAGCTGTTGTTTTAAGTCTATGAGGAGCATCTTCTTCTAAATCAACTAAACCAAAGAAACCAAAACCAATCTCTTTCATTAACTGATACATTTCAGAGACAAATAATATTCTTCCACCTTTTTTTTGTCTGTTGACTTCATAAGGAATGTTTAGTGCAATACGACCATCATCTTTTAAAACTTTATATGCTTCAGTTAACCAATTTTTAGCAAAAGTTAAGTAATCATTAAATTCCATATCATCGTCATGAACATCATAATTAATCCCAACACCGTAAGGGGGTGATGTTACAATTAGATCAATACAACCTTCAGGTAGTGTTTTCATTACCTCAACACAATCCCCATTTATAATTCTATTTGTTTCTATCATTTTATAAGTTTAATAATTTTTCCACAAAGTTTCAACCTTTGTTTTCTTTTTAAATGTTCCGTCAATCGTTTTAACTTCAAATTGTATTTTGGTAAAACCATTTTTTGTTAGTTTATCGTATAATTCACAATCATAACCACTTATCAATATCTTAGCATTACTATCAATAACACTATTCAAAAATAACTCATGACCTGATCTATCCATGTCAACTTTATATCTTGCCCCTGTTCTTGTTGATTGTTCATATGGTGGGTCGCAATATAAAAACGAATTTGATTTGTTATATTTTTTTATAAGTTTAACCCCGTCCATATTTGTCACAATAACTTTTGAAAGTCTATCATGTAACTCCGGTAATCTATCGATACAAGAAAGGTAATCAGAAACAGATTTACTCATATTTCTCCTGATATGAGAATTCATAGAAAATCCTCCAATTCCATTATGTGATGTTCTATTAACATAATAGAAATTAAAAGCCCTATCAACTAAAGATAAATTTTCATCTTTTAAATTTTCTTTAAATTCTTTTCTTAGATCTTCAGAATAAAAAACTAAATCACACTTTTCTTTGAAATTTTTGAATAGGTCTTTATCTGATAATACTTTATATAGGGAATAAACGTTTTGTTCCAAATCGTTATACACTTGTACCTTTGCAGGGTTTGACATTAGACCAACAACATATGTTCCACCATAAGGTTCGACATAAGTGTCATATTCTTCTGTAGGGAAGTGTTCAATTATTTTATTATAAAAACCTCCCTTACTACCATAATATTTTATAGGTGAATTCATTTTTTCTCTAATTGTTGTATATGGTGTTCTAAATACCAAAGAGCCTTTTTAAGGTCCTGTAATTCTTTATCACTATCTTTTTTACCGGCCCTTGAAATATATTTAACGGTATTACCTAAAGAAAACCCTAAATCCCACGCATCAATTACTTTAATTGCTTCATAAGGATTGCCTTCTCCTCCGTAATGTTCCGGATGATTTACTTGTTCTTTACTCATAAAGCCCTAATTCAATTAAGTATGATCTTACTTGTTTACCTAAATCCATATCGTTAGGATGTTTTTTTGCCAAATTTCTGATATCAGAATAAATCTGTGTACAGTTTTCTAATTTTTTTTCTGTGTGAGATAATGGTGCTTTGTACCCGTACTCTTTTTCTTGTCTTAACTCGTTTAATGATCTTTGTTTTGTATTTCCCATAACTTTTTATTTTAAAAATAATAAATTAGATTTTGTTTGTCAAATTTTTATGTTTAATAATCTTTGACTGAATCATATAATTCATTATTTTTCTTTTTGCTATAGGTATTAGAGTTTCTTTGAGTGGGTAGTTATTATTATGGTTAATTCTAAATACTATTAATTTCCCATGAACATTTTCTTCATGTAAGTTTTTAATTAAAGATTTTTTCACTTCTTTTAATTTCTCATCAAAATCACCTTTAGGGCATTCACAGATTCTTTTTATGTGACATTTTGTTTCTAAATTACCTTTTTTAATTGGTTTAATTAAAAACTCATATAGGTATGTTTTATCTTTGTAATCTAAAAAAAATAACCCTTGTTTTGGTTCAATGTTTTTTGGGTTTTGTACAACTTCAATTGCAACAGTGTCATTTACAATATCCCAAATTGCCTTTGCGTGATTGAAATAGTCTTTTAGTTTGTCTGAAGAAAATTTACATATATGGTATATTTCAAGTATCTCTTCTTTTGTCACATTTGGGCAATCAATTGGTATTAAATCTGATATTAGTATTTCATCATCAGGATCTTTTAATACTCTATTCATAGTTAAATACTGACCTTTTTCAATCAATAAATTAATACTAGCAAGATGTAGTGATATTTCTTGAAACTGTGGGTATAACTTAAAATTATTTAAGTTTTTATCTAATTTTTGAAGATAATTTAAAAGTACGTATTGTTTGTGTTCCAAGTCTATTGGTTCTTGAAATAACCAGTCTGTTTTCATTTAATAATGGTAGTAATAAAAGTTTTTGTAGTAAATAAATTAAACCTTTATTCTGGAAAATCGTCTTGCATTATATGGTATTCCATAACTATATCAAATTGATTTTCTCCGTAGGTAGTCCATTTTGAGGCGATTGGCATAATAGACATCCAATAACC